GATCTCTATCGGGCGGCGCTCCCGCCGTTTGTCTGACCCATTTCGCTACCTGGCGCCGCGCTCCCAGCTCGAAAGGCGCGAAAAATACGCCGCCGCCGGCCTTCGCGAGGTTTAGGGCTAGGGCGCTCGCGAAGGTGGATTTCCCCGATCCTGTGTCCCCTGTGATCAATGTGACCTCGCCCTCCCGAATGCCTCCGATCAAGGCGTCCAGCGCGGGCCAGCCCGAAGATATCCCCCGCGGGCTAGCCCCCGTCAATTCGGCGAGGAATTCCCCGCGGAGGTCCCTAACCCTCACAATTTCGTCAACGCCGGCCGTCTTAGCCGCGGCCACTAGGGCGGCCACGTCAAAGGCCGCGCCGAGCCTGCAAAGCGCCTCGTTTGCGTCTTTTAGTCCATCCGGCCACGCGCCGATCCGACAACGGCGAGCGCCGAGCTTTTCGGCGAGCGCCTTAGCGCCCTTCCGCCCCGCCTCATCGCTGTCAAATATTATCGCGATATCTTCGCAGGCTTCAAGCTGGGCCGTCGCCGAATCGGCCCAGGCTGTCTCCCCCGTTGTCGGCGAGATAACATTAGCCCAGCCGGCCACGGCGCAGGATAGCGCGTCCAGTTCACCGCCGACGATTAGGATCGTTTCCTCGGGCTTGATCCCGTTCGGGGCGAATAGAACCGAATCCCCACCGACAAGGCGCCGAAAGGCCCTAGGCGCAGGCGGCACGCTCCGAAGTTTGACACACGCCGCCGAGGTCAAATCCGGCCCGCTTTCCGTCCAGCGGGTGAAGGCGGGGATCGTAATCCAGCCTGGGCCGCAAGGCTCCGAAGGGGCCACGCGCCGAGGCCTGCTAGGGGCGCTTCCATCCGGCTCAGCGGCCCAGCCGAGCCCGTAGCGGGCGCAGGTGTCCAGCGTGAAACCCCGCCCCTGCAAATAGGCCCGCGCTGTCTCTGCTAGCGGGTGGCCCTGCAAATCATCTCGCCACCTCTCCACCTCGGCGCGGGGGCGAGCATTCGCGAGATCCGCGGCGAGCTGGCGCGTGGCTATGGTGTCTAAATCGTCGCCGTTTGCGGTCACTAGGTCAAATTGCAGGCCCAGCGCCGTTTTCAAGCGCCTTTCGTTTCCCCGCCCGTCGCATTTTTTGCAATGGAAAAGGAAGGTTCGGAGGTTCAAATAAAGGTGACCTGGCTTGCCGCAAAGGGGGCAATCCAAGATCGCTTCGCTACCTGAGATTTTGAAGGCTATCCGATTCCTCGCGAGGAAGTCGGCGGGCGTGTCGCTTTTCATTGTGTCCAAAAGCTCAGGGAGGGAAGCGCCTTAGTCGGCCCCGCTTCGCTCGCCTAGTAGGGGAGGCGAGGAAGGGGGCCGGCGCTGTTTATCTAGAAAGGAATATCATCATCGTTAAAGCCTTCGCCCTTAGGCTTGCTCGGGCTCGGGCTTTCGTCGCTCTGAATCGGCGGGAGCATTGACGGGCCGTATTCCTCACGAAGGCGGCGGGCTTCCTCGGCTGTAATCCGATTGAACCGATCCGCTTCAATCCGCGTGCGGCTCTCGCCCTGGTAAACCTCGGTTTTCGCCTTGGCTTCAAAGCTGAGAATCTGATCGATTAGCGCCCCTTCGATCGCCTTGGGATCGCTCAGGTCAAACGCGGCGACCGGCGTGGCGCAGGCGCGGCAAAGCGAGGCCAGCCGAGGGAGCGCCTTTTCTGACGTCCAGAATTTCTGGAATCGCAGAGACTTGCCCTTGTGCGGGCTCGCCGGATCGTGAATGTAAAAATCGATTTCGATGGCCTGGCTTCCGCTTTTCGAAGTGTGCGGCTTAGCGTCGCAAATGAAAACGACGTGACGGCCAAGCGGGAAGCTTTCGAGGCTCAGATTATCTGGCTTGAATTGCGAGGGATCGAACATTGCCATGATGTAGCCTTACGCTCGGCGAGCGCGGGAGGGTGAAACGCTCGCGACGGGCTGGGCCGCGGGCGCAGGAATTGAAGGGACCTCGGCGGCCGCCGGTGGCGCGGCCTGAACAAAGCTCGCCGAATCCGTCGCATTTGCGGCGACGGGGAGATCGGGGAAGGTAAAGCGGAGCAAGGATCCTAGCGTTGTCTCCCCCGCTGTGCGGCTGTTCACCGTCAACGCGGGCCAGCCTGGCCCTGGCTTGCAAATCGCCGCGGCGCTCGGCGACGTCCAGCGGATTAGGTGTTGAAGGCCGCCGCTTTCGGTTCGGCGAACCTGAGCCAGCCCGCAAGCGTTGAAATATTGGCCCATTGAATAGGGGAGCTTCGAGCCGGTTAGCATTGGCAGAATTTGCCGCGCTCCTGTGTCATCTTCCTTTTGCGTCGCGAGGGTAAGGAAGATCGTATTGCAGGGGATGGCCCTTTGTTGTCTCCAAATTTCCTCGGCGGCCGAAATCAAGATCCCGTGTTTATCGATCGAAAGATTATTGCTCGCCTTGTCAAAATCTAGGCGGTCAATCTTCCCCGCGTCGGCGCCGATCATGCTCGCAAATGCGAGCCGCTGAAGATCTGTCATCGTGTCAACGATAACGGTTTGGATCGTGAATTCCGCGCCGCCGAGCTTGACGGCGAGGGCCGGTTGAATCTCGCCCGCCTCGGTTTCAATCTCGCAAGGGCGGCCCGTAGTGATGGCGGCCCAGGCTTCGCGAAAATCCGCCCATTTTTCGATTTGCACGCAAACCGCGTCGGGGTTTGCGACAACGATCGATGGCAGGGCTTGAACCTCTGTGAGCAAGATCAAGGGGCGGGGCGAACGGGCGGCCCAATCGGTCTTTCCGGCTCCGCTGGCCCCTGTGATCGCAATCTTTAGGAATGGCTTTCGATCGTAACTTTCTCGCGCTGTGCCAATTTTCATTTTTCAGTCTCCCTTTCTGTTAGTGGCGCCCTTCGGCGCCGTTGTCGGTTGCAAGCTCATCGTGGCCGCCGGCCGACCCTGTAATCGCGAAGGCGGCGAGATCTTCCGCGCTACCAGTGGCGCAGATCGAAGCGTAGGGGCAAAGGCGGTTGAATTGGTAGCAAAGCGAGGCCTCCCGCGGCCAATTGTGGCCCCGCGAAGCGAGAAACGCGGGGATGGCCTCGGGCGCAAGCTGGCCCCCCTCTCCCGCGGCCTTTTCAATCGTCTTTCGCCACGCTCCGATCTGTTCCGCGCTGTGATAAAGCTCGGCGTTAACGCGGGCCACCTGGGAAGGCTCGAAGGGGATAACCTCCCGCCTAAACCAGAATCCGGCGGCGTCCCGCTCCCGCAGGGCGTCCAGCGTGTCGCGATACCACTCCGCGCCGTCTAGCGGATCCGCTCCCGCCTCGGCGAGGGCGCCGATCGCTCGCTCGAATTCGGCGGCCGTTGTCCAGGGCAATCCGGCCACCTTTGCAAGGGCCTTGCCGCTTTTCAGGATGGTTAACGCCTCGGCGGGCTTCGGCGGCTTGCTATTGATCAAGTCATAAATCACGCCGGCGACGCCTTCGGGATAATGCTCGGCGAGGGCCACGGCGTAAGTTAGCCCCTGGGGGTTTCTGCGATTCCTTTCCGCCCATTCGGCGAGGCTCCCCGCCGAGGTCTTATGCTCGATAATCCAGATCCGGCCGTTGACGCGGGCCACCTTGTCAACCTTGCCGGCGACGCGGTATTTCGAGCGGCGCTTAGGGTTATCGGGAAGGCGGATGGCCTCCGAAAATGGGAATTCGTTTCGCAGGATCTCCCATTCCCCGCGGGCGCTGGCCCATTGCGCGGCGTAATTCGCCACAAGGACGCGGGCCGTCGCCGTGTCGGCGTCTAGGGCGTCCAGCGCGGCTGGATCGGAGTAGGGGCTTTGCCAACCTAGGGCTTCGGGGCCTCGGGCTTCCAGCTCGGCGCCCTTGGCCGCGTTAACGGCCCATAAGGCAAGGCCTAGCGCCACACTAGGATCGATCTGTGCGGCCCAGCTCGCGAAAAGCGATTCAAGCCCCGAATGCACAAGGCTTCCAAGGTAAAGCGGGCGAGCATAGGCGACGGGGCGCAGGCCCAGCCCGTAACGCAAAAGCCAGCGATGGGCGCAGGCCGCGGTTCCTCTCTCTGAATTTGTGATCCCTTCCATTTGTCTCCCTTTCGATAGTTTGCGCCTATCGTTGGCGCAGGTGTGATAGCCTGGGCCTATGGCAAAGGCTGTGAAATTTCTGTGAAGTCCGGCGGCGTCCCTCCCTTCGCGAAGCCAGCGCGGTTAGCCTCTAGAACGGCGAGGAAGTCGGCGGGTGGCGCCGGCCATTCGAGCGCGGCTTTCCCCGTTCGATCTAGAAGGGCCTCCGGTGGACAATACAGAATCGCGCCGAGCTTTCGCAGGGTCCGGACGTTGACGCGATCGGGGTTGGCAATCCAGCGGCTTAGGGCCTGTTTCGGAATCCCCGTCGCATTTGCCAGATCTTGAGCCCGAAGGCCGATCGCTACCAGGCGGATCTTTGCGGCGCTCACGCTGGCCCCCTTCGATCTTTGTGTCGCTTTTCCTGTCGCATTTTTCTACCTCCGTTTGTGGCCGCGCTGGGCCGGTTTCGCCGACGATGGCCACAATTGAAACCCTCGCCGCGCCGTTGACACTAGCCGAGCCTCCCGCCCGAAGTCAAGCGAAACGGCGACAAGGGTGCAAAAAACTTTACCGCTTCCAAGCCCTTGATCCGGCGGCAATTCTGGCCACCTTGCCCCTACCTGGCCACAATCGCCCGCGGCTTTTTGGGGCAGGAAGATCGGAACCTGAGCGGGGCGAAGATCGGCCGGCGATGGTCCCGCCGAGGGGAGGGAGGCCGTCAAGCTGGCCCAGCCTGCCCCGTATTCTAGAGCATTCGCAGAAAGGCCCCGAAAAGGCGGGGGCGGCTACCTCTCCGCTACGGGTGCCGCGCCCTCCCCTCTCCCTCGCGAATTTGACCCCTTTACGGCCCTGCTAGGGCTATCCCTGCCCCTACCTCGCCGCGCCCCTTCCCAGCCTGCCCCTTCCGGCCATGGGAGGCCTCGCGCCCGCGCCCGCGTGCATACGCGCCCGCTTGAAGATCTCACCCCTAACCCTCTAAACCCTCTCTCTCAAAAAAAAACAAAACAAAACTAGGGGCCTAGGAGCGTGATCTAGAAGCTGAAAAGCGACTAGATCTAGATCTAGATCAAGATCAGCAAAAAGCCCTTTCCCTTCCTACCCTTACCCTACCCCTAACCTAACCTAACCTAACCCCCCTCTATAAGTCTCCCCCCTTCCCTTTCCTTTCCTTTCCCCTTCCCTTTCCCTTCCTGCCCTTTCCCTAACTGCTAGGTGTGATCCTACTAACGCGCACGCGTGCGTGCATATGTGCGCGAGGCTTGCCCCTGGCTCCGGCCCAGCCTGTCAACGCGCCGAGGGAAGGGATTTTTTATTTTTTGATTTTTTGGGGATGGTGTCGCCGAGGTCGCCGAGGGGAAGCGAAGCCAGGGCGAGCGGGCGAGCTGGACGGGAAGGCGAAGCGAGGTTGAAGCGAGGGCGAAGCGAGGAAGCCCGAAGCCAAGCGAGCCGAGCGGGAGCGAGGAAGGGCGAAGCGGGAGCGAGCTGGACACCGCGAAGTTTCAAAAAAAACCGACCGGTCGGTTTGTTTGGTAGGGTTATCCAAGTTTTTGGATAAACTGCGAAGCCAGCCGCGCCCTAGGTTTATCCACTTTTCTGGATAAACTGCGAAGGCCACGGCGCAAAGTCGATTCGATCAAAATCGAAACGTTAACCTGTGGACAATCGCGGGATTTTGCCCGCATTTCAAGCCGTTAGCCGAGGGCGAGGGGAGCGATAGCCTTAGCCTATCGTGCGAGATCTCTTTTTTTTTGGATAAAATGAAGGGGCGAAAAGGGGGGGCGAAGGGGGCGCTCCGGCGCCGCTCGAAAGCCTCGGCGCTCCCCTCGCGAGGGGCAGGCCGCGCCCCTGGTATCGCGGCCCAGCTTCCCCGCGCTCAGGTGGCCAGCGTTGACAAGGGGCGGGCTCGGCGCCTATGCCTCCCCTTATGGGATTTTCGAAGGCGCAAAAGGTTGACTACCGCAAACGGGTTTGGTCACTCAAGCTCGCCGGCCGCAAGCCTCGCGAGATTGCCGCCGAGCTGGGGATCTCGCATTCTTACGTGAAGCTGTTAATCGCCCGCGGCCTTCGCGAGGCTCGCGAGGAAGTCAAGCGGGCCTGCGTTGACCATGTGGCCGAATCGCAGGATCGGCTCAGCGTGGCCATGGGGGCGATCTGGGATGGGGTAGAGGCCGGCGACACTAAGGCGATCCAAACCTATCTGCAGATCGAAGATAGGCGGGCGAAGCTGTTAGGGCTGGCCGCGGCCGCGAAGGTGAAGATCGGCGG